GGGGGGGGGGGGGGGGGGGGGTGGGGCGGGGCCGGGGGGCGGCCCGCCCGCCACCAGCCGGACTGGTCGCACCAGATGGAGCCGTAGCCGATGACATCCAGCAGGTCGGCGGTGACATTGCCCCAGGTCTTGTCCGGCTCCCATGCCATGGCGGTGCGCAGCGTCTCCCCTGACGGGGTCAGGGCGATCGCGGTTTCCCCGAGCTTGCGTAGGTTTCCGGCTATGCGGTCGGTGACGACCGTGCCGGCCCCGTACTGGGCCCAGTGGGCGAGCTGGGAGCGCAGCCGGGCGGTGGGGTCCTCCAGGCGCACGCTGGCCTGCGTCAGGGCGGCGGTGCGGCGGGTTTTGGGCCAGGCGGGGATGTAGACGCCCATGGGGCGGTCTATGCCGTCGGCGTGGTGCATGATGCGGATGCGGCTGGTGATCCAGTCGATCCTAGGACTGGGGGCGCGGGTGAATTCCAGGCTGCCTCCGGACTGCACGGCGGCGAAGGTGTTCCATTCCAGGGAGCCGCCGCGTATGCGGGGCAGTTCGTCGATGACGTCACCGGCGCGGGTGACGATCTGCGCGGACCAGTGCTCCATCAATCCGCCTCCGTCTCGGTGACGGTCAGGGATATGGCCGTCGCGGGGGAGCCTGCGACGTCGGAGGATCTGATTTCCCCGGTCAGGGTGCCGAAGATCCGGTGCCCCCTCGGGGAGCGGAACCACACGCCTTGGTCGAGGAGGGCCAGCCAGTCCCCGAGGGGGGAGCCGCCGTCGGGGAAGATGTCGCCGTCGAGGCTGATCTCGACGGGACGTGCCGCGCCGAGGTGGACCATTGGTTTGCTGCGACCCTCGTAGACCTCGAGAACCTTCTCGACGCCGTACTTGGCGTCGATTTTCAGGTTGTCCTCGCACCAGGCGCGGGGGGATCCACCCTTGGCGGCGATCCAGATCCGGCATGTCCGGGTGCCTACCGTGACGATCTCGGAGGCGGCCTCGGATGGCAGCTCCGACTCGGCCACAGCCCGGTACGACGCCGCTGCGCCGAGGGGAGGGAATGGGTCGTCGGCCATCAGCCGGAGGTTGTTGTGCACGTCGGCGACCAAGGTCCAGGACTGGCCGTCGTCGTAGCTGGACTCCACCCGTAGACGCACCGCCGCCGGCGTGTCGCCCTGCGCCGCCGGCACTGTCGCGTCGAGGGCGACGGCGCCGGCCTCTTCAACGAATCGGGCCCGGAGTGAGGGCTGCGGTGGCGGCTTGAAGTCGGTGTAGAAGGTGGCCTGCTGCCATGCCTGGAGACCGGTGCCGGACGTGGCGGTGATCTCGACGCGATATCCGTGCCGATTGGTGAGCCGCACCGGGATGGTGCGGGGCGTGTAGGTGCCCCGCCCAGCCTCGGACCATAGGACGGCGTCGTCGTGAAAGTCGCGCAGCAGCATCCTCCAAGCGACCATGGCGGCCCCCGAGGCGTCGACCCAGGTAACCTCCGGGGTGACGCGGGACGCGGAGATCGTGGAGCCCGGAGTCGGTTTGGTGATCTCGACGGTGGGGGGAGTGGCGCCGCGGAATCCCTGCGTTGGCGACCAGGGCCCGTATCCGTCGTATTCGCCGCGGGTGCACACCTGCCATTCCCACATGCCGACGGTCAGGGTGACCATCGCCTGCTCGGTCGTGCCGGTGGTGATGGTGGTCCAGTCGGTGGCGCCGATCTGGCGGTAGCGGATTTCGGCGGCTTGCTGGGAGGTCAGGTCGCGGGGTTCGTGTCGCCACTGCAAGGTTGCGGGCTGGGTGACGTCGACGGTGCCGACGGGCCCCAGGGGGGTGGGGGCGTTGGGCGGGCAGGGGGCGACGACGACGGGGCTGTAGGTCCACTGGGACCAGCGCTGCCCGCCCTCCGACACGCCGCTCCGGCCTCGGATGCGGATGGTTTCCCCGGTGGCGGTGGTCGTCGAGCCGGATCCGTCGCGGCCATCGTTCTGCGTCCAGTACTGCCACGATCCGTTGTTGCGCTGGATCTCCATGTACCAGTGCTGCGGATAGGCTGCGGTGGCGGTGAGGTTGACGACGACATGCCCTCCGGTGCGTGCAACGGCCAGGGCGGGAGGGTTGGGTGTGGTCCGGATGCCGGCGGTTTCCGCCCAGGCGGATTCGTAGCCGCTTGCGGCAGACGCGCACACCCGCCACTTGTACCTGTTGTTGGGACTCAGGCCGTAGTCGGTGACGGATGTCCCGGTCGTGGATCCCAGCTTGTCCCAGCGCTGGTTCCCTTCGTCCCAGCGTTCGACGTAGTAGCGATCCGCCAGGTCGGTGGCGCCCCACGAGACGACGGCCTGATCGTCGGAGACGTAGCGGGCCTGCGGTGCTGGCCTGCCCGGGATGCCGCCCGCCTGTCCCGGCAGTGGCACCGACGAGGTGTGCGACACGGTGTCGCCGCCGATGTAGCCGATGTCGGATGCAGATGCGGTGAGTGACACCATGTAGGCGCCGCTGGAATAGATGGGCAGGGAGCCGTCCAGGCGTTCCAGTACGACGGATCCGCCGGTGGCGACCTGTATGCCGATGCTGCTGGATGCGTCGCCGAAGGCCCCGGAGCGGCTGTACCGCACACCCGACCAGTGGAAGCCGTAGCCGGCCTCGAGGGAGATGGTGGCGCTGACGGCGACGCTGGATGCGCCCACGGCCGGCGCCCCGACTGTCCAGTCGATGCGGATGCGGGCCCGGCGGGGGGCGCCGGAGTTGGGGGTCCATGGTCCGTAGGTGGTGTAGGACGGCATGTGGCTACCTCCTGACGTTCCAGGACATGCGGCGGGCGCGGGCTGCGAAGTCGTCGAGCCAGTTGGCGGCGGCGCCTCCGCTGTGGGCTGCGGTTGCGGGCATCTGGACGGTGACGTTGACGGTTTGGCTGGAGTCCCCGCCGCGTTGCGTGACTGGCGCGGGGGATGGCAGGTAGCGGGGTGGCTCGGTGCGCAGCGTCCCGCCGCCGGCGAATCCGGGCAGCAGGTCGCGTGGCAGCCGCTTGGCGTTGAGCGCGTGCAACAGGGACGGGCCGTAGTGCTCCACCGCGGCCGCTCGGACCACGAACTCGCGACGGGAGAGCATGGCCGGGACGGAATCGGAGGTGGGGGTGCCGGGGCCTTCGACGAGGCCGCCGGCGGGCCACCTGCGGCGCACTGGCATGCCGCCGGCGGCGAGACCGATGGCATCGGCCAGGTCTCGGATGTAGCCGCCGGTTGCGGGCAGTACGGAGCCGCCGTCGCTGGTGTGGTGGGTGCGGATGTAGGTGTGCACCGTGTAGCCGTCAAGGGCGGCGAGCATGCCTCGCGCGGAGGCTGCCGCCGAGGCTGCATTGCTGGATGCGCTGATGGAGACGCCGACGTGCCGCGGGATTCCGCCGAGCGCGTCACGCACCGCATGAGCGTTCGCGACGGCCTGGCCGTGCCCGACGGTGCCGATGCTCGGGCTGGTCTGTCGCGGGATGCGGCCGAGCGCCTCGCGAACGGCGTTGGCATTGCCCACGGAGCCATCCCACCCGGGGGTGGAGATAGGTACCGCCACGTTGCCCGGAAGCCCACCCAGGGCCTGCTGGACTCCGCCGATCTGCTGCGTGGCCTGCTCCGCCCCGGGGGTCGAGACGGGCACCTGTTTCTCGCCGGGCAGGCCGAGCAGTGCCGCGCCCAGGCCGAGGATCTTCAGCAGCACCTCGGCCAGGCCCGGGGATGTGACATTCGCCTGCGTCTCCGGCGGCAGATTCAGCAGGGAGCTGTTCAGCTCCCTCGCGTCCGCGCCGGTTTTCGGCAGGCCTGGGGAGAAGATGTGCACCTCTTTGGAATCCGGAATTCCGTTGAGGTTCTTGTCCAGATGCCAGGCCTCCTCGGCCGCTTTCATGAGCTCCGGGTATTCCGCCTTGATCTGGATTTGTTTCTCTTCGGGCAGCTTGCGGATCTGGTCGTAGATTCGCGCCAGCTTGTTCTGGTCGCCCTCGGCGGCTTTCAGTTCCAGCCGGGTGACGATATCGGCGGGGATGAGCCCCAGTTTGTCGGCATACTTGGCCGCCTCGTCGGCGGACATGCCCATTCCTTGGGCGGTCTTTATGAACTGCTCGCGGGCGCCTGCCATCTTGGCGGCGGTCGCGTCCCCACCTTCGCCGGCGGCGATCATGTCGGATGCGAGCTTCTGAGCCGCCTCGGCGATCTCCAGGAGCGCGGACCGGTTTGCGCGGCCCTTCTCGGTGGTTATGTCGAGAGTGCGGCCATTCTTCTCCAGCGCCTCCGCGGCGGCGTCGTAGGCGGCCTCCAGTTTGATGGCGGAGTCCTCGGCCGAGGCCACGGCAGAGTAGTAGGCGAGCAGGGCGTCGGTGACCTCCGCGAGGGCCTTCGCCTGCCGTTCCGCTGCTGCGGCGGCGGCCTGCTGCTTGTCGCTGAGCTGCTCGGTCTTCTGTCCAGCGGCATCGTAGCTGTTGCCGAGGTGGTCCACATAGGCGGCCCCGGCAGCCATGGCCTGCTCAACGGTCTTGATTCCGTCGGCGGTGTACACCAATCCCGCCGGAAGTTTGCCGCCCGCAACCTCTGCCAGCTTGTTCATGTCGTTGGCGTAGTCGGCGTAGGCGGGGCCGGCTGCAACGAGCTGGTCCTTGACCTTGTTGAGGTAGTCGCCGAAGAACTCGGCGGTGTAAGCGGCATCCTTGCCGTTTTTCTTGAACTCGTCGAAGATCTTCCCGAAGGCCTTTCCGGCCTGCATGGCATCCATCTGGGCGAGCTGCTTCGACAGCTCTTTCAGCTGGTCGACGGCTTTCCCAGCGTCGGATTTCAGAATGCCAAACCAGGAGTAATCGGCGCCGGCGCCCCATCCGGACTTGTCGAAATCGATGGCGTCCAGGGCGGATTTCAGGTCATAAATGCTTTCGGTGGCACCGAACAGATCGGTTGCCAGGGCCTTGCCGTCGATTCCTCGGAATACAGAATCAACCTTGGCGGCGCCGTTGGCGATATTGTTGAGCGCCCGGGTCACCTCGTCACCCGTTTTGACGGCGGCCTCATTCCAAGAGGTGAGGGCGGCTGCGATTTCCAGGCCGGCGACGACTGTGGCGAGAATGCCGGCCGCCTTGGCGATCTTGCCCAATACGCTCGGGATCTGCGCAAGCTTGCCGCCAGAGGCGCCGAGCTGCTGCATTGCGGACCGGAACTCTGCGAGATGCACGGCCCCGCGCATCAGTGCGGCGGCCCCGAGGGCGACCGCGCCGAATACCGTCACCACGCCCATCAGGGCGGCCGCGGCGGCGGGGCTCTGGGCCAAGGCGGACAGGAAGCCGTCGAGGGCCTGCACTGCGGCACGAAGCGGGCCGTTGGCCGATTCGCCCATGCGGATGGCGAGAGTCTCCCAAGAGCCGCCCAGCTTCTCTAGATCCCCGGCGAGGTTGTCCTGAAGCTGGCCTGCCTGCCGAGCGGCGTAGCCGGAGTCGTTGACCGCGGCAGTCCACTGCTGAATTCCCTCGGCACCCTGCGCGTAGAGGATACTTGCGGCGCGGATGGCGTCGGAGCCGAAGATCTGCGCCAGGGCCTGCTGGCGTTGCGCGTCGGTCAGGTGGCCGAGCTTCTCGCGCAGCTGCCCGGCCAGGCCTGCGAGCCCGACAAACTTGCCCTGGGCGTCGTAGGCGTGGATGCCCAGCTGCTGCATAAGTCTCGCGGACTCTTTCGACGGGTCCGCGAGGTGCTGAAGCATCGTCTTGAAGCTGGTGCCCGCGTCGGAGCCCAGCAGGCCGGCCGATGCGAAGGCGGACAGGGTGCCGACGGTTTCCTCGATCGACAGTCCGAACTGGCTCGCGACGAGGCCGCCCTGCTTCAGGGCCATGCCGAGATCGGAGACCTCGCCCATGGCTTTGCCCGCGCCGGCGGCGAGAAGGTCGGCAACATGGGGGACATCCTTGCCCGACAGGTTGAACTGCGTCATGGCGATGGACGCGAGCTCTGCGGCGTCCTTGACCTGCATCTGTCCTGCTGCTGCGAGGTCCAGGGCGCCCTTCAGGCCGCCGCCCAGAACGTTCCGGGTGGAGACGCCCGCCCTGCCCAGCGCCTCGATGCCCTGCGCCGCCTCGGTGGCGGAGTATTTCGTGTCCGCGCCCGCCTGTAGGGCGGCTTCGCGGAGGGCGGACATGTCGGAGGCAGACGCCTGGGTGGCGGCCTGCACGCCGGACATGGCGGACGAGAAGCTGCTGAACTGGCGGACTGCCAGGGCTGCAACCGCCAGGGCTGCCCCGCCCATGAGGCCCAAGGCGTTGGAAACGTCGAGGATTGCCTGTTTGCTGGCAAGAACCTGTTGCGCCAGAGACGCCGAGGCCGCCGCGGCTCGGCGCGCCCCGCCTTCATAGCTTCCGGCCGCGGCTCCGGCGGCGGCGAGCGCCGCAGCGGATTCCTTGGTCGCCTGCCCACCTTCCTTGCTCTTGTTGGCGAGCTCGCCGGCAGCTTGGGCTGCTCGGCGATTGGCGGATTCGTGGCTGGCGGCAGCGGAGGCGGCTGCACCGACCGCGGAGGCGGAACCTTTGGTGGCCTGCTGGGCCTCCTTGGTTTTGTTGGCGAGATCGGAGGTGACTTGGGCGGCGCGGCGCATGGCCGCCTCGTAGCCCCCGGTGGAGGCTTCGAGGACGACGCGCACGGTGCGGTCGGACATCGGTCACCGTCCTCTCTCGTCGTCGCGGGACACCGTCCACTTGCGGTGACGGTGCGGCACGGGTTGCCCCGTGGCGTCGCTTCGCTGCTTGTCGAGCTCCTGCTGCTTTGTTTGGGCGTTCTCGAGCTCAAGGCAGGCCCGGCATTGCCAGTAGACGGCGCGCCATTTGGCGCGCTCCTGCTCGGGAACCTCCGGGTCCCAGAGGGACTCAGAGAGGGGCTGCCCACAGTCGGGGCAGCAGTTGCTCTCCCAGTCGGCGTAGGCGCGCCACAGGGCACGCTCCCACTCGTCGTATTCGGCTTCCTGGATAACCCGCCCGGTGCCGGAGTCGTAGTACCGGGCG